TTGTGGGCTTCCATTAGTTGCTACTATTGGTACTAATACTTATTTAGTAGGAATACATAGTGCTGGTGGTAGTACTAATGGATTTGCTTCTCCAATTAATAGAAAAAATCTTATTAATTCTCTTAAAATTTTAAAAGAGAGAAATATAATTATAGACATAGTTTCTGAAGGAAATTTTAGATTAAACACTACTTCAAATATTGTCACTATTCCTCCAAAATCTCCTTTCTTATATGAAGATTGTCCATCTACTCTTATATATGGTCATATTAGTGATCATCTGCATATCACATCCAAAAGTACTCTAATTAAATCAAAGATGTTTGATCACGTTCAAAAAGTATTAAATGTTTCTCCATATGAAAATGGACATCCAAAGTTTATGGCACCAAAAATGCGATCATTTAGAATAAATGGTGAATTCATTTCACCTGAAAACGTTTTTCTTAAAAAAGTTGGAGTAATTAAAGCTTCTTTAAATCCTAAAATTATGGAAACTGTCATCTTATCTATGTCTTCTCTTCTACTTACTAAATTAAAAGAAAAAGATATTACCTCTCTTAACCCTGTTCCACTATTAGTGGCACAAAACGGCTTCCCAGAAAATTTTTACTATCGCTCAATGAAAAATAATACATCAGGCGGTTTTTTATTCAAAGGAAAAAAAGAAAAGTATTTAGAACATGTGTGTTTAGATTTTAAAGAAGATGGGGTTATACCCAAACCTGAAGTTGCTATTCAAGTACAGGAAATAATAGATTCTTATTTATCTGACGAAACAGCCCATACAATTGTAGGAGCTCAATTGAAGGATGAACCTAGATCTAGAACAAAAGTATTATCAGGCAACACACGAATGTTTGCTATGTCATCATATGATAGTACTCTAGTTAATAGGATGTATCTTCTTCCTTTTTATAGTCTCATGTGTGAGCATCGTGATGTTTTTTACACCAAAATTGGCATCAACATGCACTCACCTGAAGTTGATACTATGTATAAAAAACTTCGTGATTTTTCTGATAATATTATGGAAGGAGACTATGGTGGTTATGATACCAGTATGCCAGTAGGTATAGGTCTTATAACCAATTCTATAGTTTATACCATGTTAAAAAAATTAGGTTACAATGATACATCATTACAAGTTGTAAAGGGGATTCTCACTGAGAATCTCTTTCCAACTGTTGTGATGGATGGAACATTATTTACTCCTCCGGGTTTTCAACCTTCAGGTAAATACGCAACCGCTGAAGATAATTCTCTACGTGGTCTTGTACTATTATATTATGCTTTTGTAGTTATGTGTACACCATTGGGAGAAGATAATTCTTTACACCAAAC